CGTTGACAGGATGATGCGGATGGCCTGGTCGATATCGTGGATGCCTTCGACAAGCTCGCCTTCGCGCAAGAGCGCGGGTTGCCAGTGGGCAGCGCTGGTCGGTATCGGGACGGAAATATCAGTCATGGACGATAGGGTGGCGGGGGATGTGCAGGTTGTCCTTTAACGGAGTTTAAAAATCAGCACGATCAAAATTACGCGAGTGCCAGCACCCTCATCCCCAACCCTTCTCCCATAGGGAGAAGGGAGCAAAAGCGCGGGTAGGTGCCGAATCCGCAATCACGCCGGAATGGAGGTGACGCCAAGCCCGGGAGTGACTTTTGTGTGGACGTGTGTGTCGCCGATGTCGGTGCCGTGGTGGGTGACGCTCGCGCCGGTAATGGCAAGATTGCCTTGAATGGTCACATGGCCCGTACAGGTCGTTTGTGGGGTATCCAATGTCACGGTATCGGCCTGCACAGTGACCCGGCCTGCAATCACCGTCACTGTGGCCGGGCCGTCAATCAGGAGCGCGTGAGTCGATTGGTTGTAGGTGACAAGGGTGCCGTCCTTAAAGCAGACATATTCGGTATCGGCATCTTGTATGGGCGGCGGATTAGCATCGGAGTAAATCCCACCCTGCACGGTGCCGCCTGCGCCGTCAGGTTCCAGCAAGACCATCACCTGTTCGCCCATTGCAGGCAGGATGGCGCGGCGCTGGACGTCGAGTGTGTTTTTCTGCGGCACATGCAGCCAGTATGTTTGCACGTTGTCGCGCTCGGGCAGACGCACGCGGACGCGGCAGGCGCTGTAATCCAGCGCGGTGACAATGCCGTAAAGGAGTTCAGTCATGGTGTGATCTCGGAAAGGATTTACGGCACACGACAGGCATCGACTTCGGTGGTAAACCCGCTGCCGCGTTCAAGAATGTGGGTGATCCGGCTTATGAGCCACTTGCCCGCAAAGTGTCCGGCGGCTTCGCCCGCAAGGGTGATATTGGTGCCGCTTTTGAGTCCGGGTTTGCCCATTGACTGCCAGCTTGCGATGCAGCGCTGGCGCTGTTCGCGGGCCATCTTGGCGGCCGCCTGCGCTTTGGCCTGGGCGGTATTGGTCGCCCGTGGCGTGCCTTTGTTGGTATCTCCGCTACTGGTCGCGCGGTTGACGCTGGACGGGACGGCGACGACTTTGCCACCCTGGATGACCATTTCGACCAGTCTGCCTTTGGCTGCGTTCTGGTGTTTGACGGTCACGTCTTTGGGTAACTCACGGAATGATTCGCGCAGGCGCACGTTTTCGAGTTCGGTCAACGCAAACTCGGCCACTGGCGCGGCGCGTTCCAGTTCGGCGATGCGCTGTAAAACTAACGTGTTGTCCCAGATTTTGAAGGCGTGATCGTATTGGCTGGCGAGTTCGCGCAGGAATTCCAGATCGGCTTTGCTTTGGGTGAGGCGCTCAAGCCGGATGGGATCCACCTTCCCCGCAAATCCCAACTTCTGTCGTGCCGCAATCTGGCGGGCGATGGCCTCCAGTGTCATGTTTTCATAACCGCAGTGTTGGGTGGTCCGCAGGTGCGGGAGGATACCCACGGCCAGGGCACGAATATGGATGGTGGCGGGTGGGTAATTGAGCTCTACTTCGTCGATTTCAAACCGGCCCATCGCCACGATGTCCTGCCCTTTCCAGCCCAGGGCCAGTTCCATGGTGTCGCCGTGGCCCGGATACCAACCGTCGCGCCAACGGCCTTGCACGTCTTCCAGTTCGATATCCAGATCGTCACAGGTATCACACAAGTTGTCGGTCACGCGCAGGCGTAATAATGACGTGCTGATATCGCGGGTAATGTCTTTACCTTCGTATAGTAGCCGCAAATGGGCTTGCGGCAGTGTGGTTATCGCATCCACGGCGGTAATCCCTGTTTGTGAATGGTCGTGCCGGATTGCCGCGCCAGCACCGGGATATTCAGGCGGATGCCTGCGGGCAGGGCCGGGGTAATTGGCACATGCGGATTGGCGGCAATCAGGGGTGCGTAGCGATGGGCATCGCCGTAGTAATGCCAGGCGATCAAATCCCAGCGCTCGCCTGCGGTCGTGATGTGAATCAGGGTGTGCTGGGCCATGATCTATATCCTGCGGGTGGCAATGGCGGCGGCCAGTGCTGATAATGGTTGCTGGCCCTGCTCAAACAGGCCCGCCACATGTTCAAGCGATTGCCCGCCGGTTTGCAGCACGGCCAGCGCATCGTGCGGGTCGATATGGCCGTTGAACAAGGTGCGAATGGTCTGGATCTGGTTCAGGGCGCTTTGTCCAAGCTGCGCCAGTTGCGCGGCGGATTCAAACTCGCCTTGTAATGCGCTGGCGGTTTCGGACAGGCCGGACAAGGCGGGAATGGCGCGGCCTGCAAGGTTTCCAAGTGCCGGAAGTTGTTGCAACAGACTGGCAATATCCATCTGGCGCGCGGACGCAACGACGCGAACGCCCGCCTGTACCAGTTGCGCGGCGGATTTGGCGTACTCCAGTGCGCGCATGGCTGGGGTCTTGATGGGGTTTTCTTCGCGCAATAAGTCCGGCTGCGCATCCTGTACATCCTGTAGCGAATCGGCCAGTGCGGGCGCGGGTGGGGTGTATTCAAAATCGCCCGCCCACTGGCGCAGAGTGATGCTCAATGTTGCAGAAAATGATCCGCCATCGGCCCAAGTGCGATGATGGGTCTGGCTCAATTCGGTAATGACGAATGCACCAAGGAAATCACCATTTCCCAACACAAAGGCCAGTGGTTGGTGTGCTTGCATGGCCGCTTGCAGGGCGCGCACCCGTGCGGCCACGTTACCGAGTGTCGGGTGCAGTTCAATATTGAGCTGGATGTCATCCAGCGCATCGCCGACCGTTTCCAGCAATGGTTTGCCTTGAATCAGCGCGTGCTCGGCGTAATCGCTGGATTGGGATAATTCGATACCTGCCAGACCGCCCGCGACTTCAAACTCGATTTCACCCAGGATTGCCAGCATCAGTATGCTCCCATCATGGGCGGATTGGAGAATGACAGCCCATCGAAGGCGGTGCGGCGCTGCTGATGTGCGCGTTTTTGCCACCATCGTTCAAATTCCTGCTCCATGCTGCGTGCAAGACGCTGGCCGTAACGTTCTGGCTCCTCGCCCGGCGCTGCGGTGATATGAATGACAGGTGAAAACTGAATCTGCGTGGCCGCGGGTGCGGCGACATTCAACGCCGGAGCGCTGGCGCGGGGCGGAGCAGCGCGCCATTGGTCAGCGCCTTCCAACACCGTTCCAGACAATTGCGCCACGGCATCGTTTGCCAGCGGAATCCGTTTACGAATCCCCAAGGCCGCGCCTTCGGATACAAACCCGCCCAACTGCATGAACACCCGGCTTGGGCTGTGCATATCCAGCGTCTTTCCGAACCAGCCTGCAATGCCTTTGCCCAATCCGATAATGGCGTCCTTGGCTTTGCCAAACGCGCCAGTGATACCGTCAATGAGGCCATCGATCAGCATCGAGCCGAAGTCGCTGAACCTGTCAGGCAGCTCAACACCGAACCAATCCATGACACCCGCAAACGCCTTGTAAAACAGACCCAATGGCGACCAGTCCAGTATCAAGTCGGAAATCCCGTCAATACCGCCAGAAAACGCCTCGCTGATGCGCTGCCAGATACCACCGAAAAATCCGGTGATGCTGTGCCAATGCGTCACGATCACGCCCAGCGGCGTCCATGACAGCGCCAGTTTGATGCCGTCCCAATATTCAACGATCACGCCTGCCACCCAACCGACCACTTTCGCCAACATGCGCAAGGGGAACAGCATGACGCCCAGCACTTTGCCGAGCACCGTACCGAAGGTCTGCCCGGCTGAAGTTGCGCCCTGTAGTTGTTCGCTGGTGGCTTGAAACGGTGCAAACAATTGCTTGATCCAGCCCCAGACCATTCCAATCCCCGCCGCCAATCCATCCCACAAGGGAATCAACGGGGCCAGTGATTCGCGGAAGGCGGACATCACCGGCGACATGGCTTCACTGACGCCCTGCCAGATGCCGACCATAAAGGCTTTGATGGGTTCCCAGAATTTCCACACCAGCACGGCCACCGCCGTAACGGCTGCGCCGATGGCGAGGACCGGCCAGCTTAATCCGGCCAGCACCGGCAGCAGCAGCCGTGCCACGTTCATCACGCCAAACACGGCTCCCTTGAAAACACCCAGCACCGCCGAGCCGGAGCGCAAGGCTACGCCTGCGCCTGCGATGCCAAGGCGCAGCCCGGCAAACCCGCCTGCGGTGATCAGCAGCGCTTTGACCATGCCGGGGTTATCCTGCGCCCATTGCGCAAATCCGTTGATGACCGGAAGCAATGATTGCGTGGTCGAAACCAGTGCGCTTGCCAGCGGGCCACCCAATGTTGCGCCGATATTGCTCAGTTGAATGCGCAGCGCTTTGAGCTGCTCTTTGCCCGAGGTCATCCGGCGCTGGAAATCCTCGCCCATCAAATCCTGATCGGCGGCTTCGCCGAGATCGGTTTTCAACCCTTGCAACATCTCGCGGTTTTGCATCGCCGCGATCATGAAGTTTTTCACGCCTTCATCGACAAACAGATCGCCCAGCGCGTAGCGGCTGTCCAGCGCTGAAAATGCCGCATCACGCGCCTCGCCCTGTTCCATCGTGAGCGCGCTGTTGAACGCATCCAGTGCGCCCTTTCCGCGTGAGCCGACATACTCGGTAATGGTATCGAGCATCGCCTCCATCGGAGTATGCCCCGCAGAGGTCAGGTTCTTGATGGAGTTTTCCAGGTTGATGCCCGCACTCTCAAACCGTTTGCCGGTTTCCGGCGAGAAAATGCGGTACATGAACGCATCGAGATTCCGCGCCGCCTCATCATCGGAATTGGCCCCCAGCCGGGCAACCTGCAATCCGGCGACCAGATCGGCCATCATCTGCTCGCCGGTGAGCGCCATGCCTGCGGGCAAATCCTTCATCCGCAAGGTCAGTTGCGGCAGGGATTTGAGCATGCCCTCAACGCCCATTTTGCCGGTATTGCTGGCGTGGGCGAGCATGTTCATGCTGCGCGCAAATCCTTCTGCAT